AATATTTGAAGGAAATGCATTTGGATCAAATACTAAAACTGTGTATGTTGATAAAAATGCAAATTTTGTATTAAACGAAAACATTACAGGTTCTGTGTCTGGAGTTATTGCATCAGTTTTAGGATTCTACGGTTTAACTGGAAGTACTGCTCAACAAATAGGAATTGGATCTAGTAATACTGGATTTACCCTAAGTGAATTTATCACAGGATCTATATCTGGTGCAACAGCACAGATTACTGCAATACAGCCAACTGGACTAACGTTTAGTGTTTTTAGATTTACTAATTTATGGAAGGGATCTAATGTGATTTGGGATCAAGCCACTGGTGTTACCTTTACAGTTGCTGGTGGTGGCACTACTACTCTTATAACCTAAATATTGAATGAAACGTTTTCATAATTATTTTCAGTCCACTGAAACTCCTCCAGGATATGTGGAAGGACAATATTCTTACGGATCTAGTTTTGTATTGAGCGAATCTTGGCAGGATTACGCTCAAGGATCTGAATTTACTCTGACAGACAATGATGTTCCTGATCGTGTTTATCGTCACGGAGTCGGTGTAGCTGCTGGACAATTTCGTGACAGCAAAGGAAACGTGATAGCAGTCACAGGAAATAGAAACGAATTACATAATTTGTTTCAGTATCGCCCTGAACCACAAACTCAATATCCAGAACCACAAACCAGAATAGAACGAGAGGTTGTTCGAGAAACTGGTATTCCTGGACCCAAGGGAGAGAAGGGCGAAGACGGATGGGCTGGTCCTCAAGGAGAACGAGGTCCTCGTGGAGACGATGGCGTTCAGGGCGTTCAGGGTCTACAGGGGATTGCTGGAGAAAAGGGTGACCAAGGAGACAAGGGAGACAGGGGAGACAGAGGAGAAACTGGATGGACTGGGTATCCAGGAGACAAGGGTTTGCAAGGAGTAGACGGTCCTACTGGCGCAAAAGGAGAAAAGGGAGACCAAGGCGATCAAGGCGTTCAGGGTGTTCGGGGCGAGCAAGGCGTACAGGGAGAACAGGGTATTCCAGGCATTCAGGGCAAGGACGGCTCACAGGGCATTCAGGGGCTTCCTGGAGCCTCTGGCAAGGATGGTAAGGACGGCAAAACAGGCAAATCTGGACCTCGTGGAGCCCAAGGAACTCAGGGCAAGGCGGGGGCAAAGGGAGATCAGGGAGTAAAGGGAGATCAGGGTCCGATTGGTCCAGAAGGTGCTCAAGGTCCTACTGGAGAATCGCCAGTATTGACTGCCCAGTATCCTCTGATATTGGAGGACAATGAATTAACTTTTGATCCCAAGAAAATACAAGATTTTTTATCCACGTTAATTAAGAGTAAAAGTGATGCTGATCGAGTCGCCCATAACATGGGAATGATGGCTAGTTCTGGTGGTGGTGCTGTTGGCATCTATAAAGACCGAGCCAGAATTATTAAATCAGTAAATGATATTAATTTTATTGGTAATAATATTGTGGTTACTCGCAAAGGCAAACAAGTGGATGTGAGTGTTACTGGAGGAGGAGCGGGATCTGCATTCTACGAATCTGATACTAGTCCTGTAGCCACTTTAATAGACGGAGATCGTTGGTGGAATACTCTTACAGGTAGACTATATACTTGGATCGGAATTTGGGCTGAGATTTAACTTATAAATACTGTAATGGCAATAAATTTTCCTCCTAATCCTAGTCCTGGTAACACCTACGCATATCTTAGCATAACGTGGTCGTGGAATGGCACAGCATGGGATAGACAGAGTACTAACGTAGTTGGCGTTACAGGCGCAACAGGTCCACAAGGTGTAACAGGAGCAACTGGTGCTACAGGTTCTAATGGTGTAACAGGAGCAACTGGTGCTACAGGTTCTAATGGTGTAACAGGAGCAACTGGTGCTACAGGTTCTAATGGTGTAACAGGAGCAACTGGTTCTCAGGGTGAACCAGGACAATCTTCAAATTATTACAGTTATAAAGTCCATACGACAACCCAAACTCCACCTACTGGAGATGGTGAAATAAGATATAATAATGCCACCCAAACTAGTTCAACAGTACTATATCTTGACCATTTAGATAACACGGGGGATGACATTGACATATTTCTTTCATTGCTTAAGCAAAATGATAATTTAATAATTCAAGATGCTAACGATTCAAATAATTACCAGACTTGGAAAATTACTTCTGCTCCAACAGTAATTTTAAATGATTATACGAGTATTCCAGTAACTGGAATTACTTCTGCTGGAACGGGGACATCAGGATTTTCAAACAACCATTCAGTTTTGTTTATTGTATTTTCATCTCCGATTGCTACTGCATATGTTGAATCTTTTAATGGATTAACTGGTGCGGTAACTGGTGTATCGACACTCAATGGTCAAACAGGTGCTCTTCAGGGAGTATCGTCGTTTAATGGCGCAACAGGTGCAATTACATTCTTTAATTATGTGGCATCATTCAACGGTCTCACAGGTGCTGTTACTGGAGTAGCATCCGTAAACGGCTTCACAGGCGCAATTGTTGGTGTTGGATTTACCAGCGGAAAACTTTCACAGTTCGCCTCCACAACATCCGCAGAACTTGCAGATGTAATATCTACCAAAACAGGATCGGGTTTATTAGTCTTCGGAACATCACCAACTCTTACAACCCCAGCATTAGCAACAAATATTATTACTACGTCTACTGGAAATACTATTACGTTTCCAAATGCAACTTCAAGTCTTGTAAATCTTACAAGCACACAAACCCTAACAAACAAAACTCTGACACTTCCAAAAATTTCACAAATTGCAAGTGGAGAGGATTTTGCTCAAACTATTAGTTTACCTGATGCAACAGGCACTGTTGCTCTTACTAAGAGTACGGTTGCTTCTTTTAACGGTGTCACAGGTGCGATTCAAGGCGTGTCTGCTGCTGTGGCAGGAACAGGTATTTCGGTATCAGGCGCAACAGGCTCAGTGACAATCACGAACACAGGCGTTCAATCATTCAACGGTGTCACAGGTGCTGTGACAGGAGTCACTGTTGGTGGCGCAAATATCTTCACGGCACTCAATAGTTTCAATGCGGGTATCACTGCAAGCGGAGCAACATTCGCTGCCGACATAGCCGTCAATGGTGTTCGTGTTGGTCGTGGTGCAGGCAGTGTGGCAACAAACACTGTGCTTGGTGCGGGTGCATTATCAGCCAACACGACTGGAACAAGCAATATTGCCATTGGATCAAGTGCACTTGCAGGAAATACTTCGGGAAGTCTCAATATTGCCATTGGATCAAATGCACTACTACTAAACAAGGCAAGTTCAAACACGGGAATTGGAGATGCTGCACTCGCAGCCGCTACAACAGGCGGATCCAATACGGCAATTGGAAGTAACGCATTAAATCGTTTAAACACAGGCACAAATAATTGTGCAATCGGATCTTCAGCGTTACAATTCCTGACAACTGGTTTAAACAATATTGGAATTGGTAGTGCCGCTCTTTATAATCATCAGACCACACACAACAATCTGGCAATCGGTACTTACTCAATGTTTCAGTCAACAACAGCAGGCAGTTGTGTTGCTGTTGGTAATAGTTCTCTCGGCGGTTCGGCTGTTGCTGCCACTACATCTAATTACAGTGTTGCTGTTGGCGCAAATGCACTCGCTTACTTGGAAACTGGATGGTATAATACTGCAATTGGATACAATGCGCTGCTTGGTCTCACATCAGGTCAGTACAATGTTGGAATTGGAAGCGGAGCAGGCGATGCTCTCGTTTCAGGCAACCGAAACATTGCGATTGGAACAGATGCTCTTGGTGCGGGTGTCACAACTTCTGATTGCATTGCGATTGGATACAATGCTCTGCTATTAAATCGTGGAGACAACAACCTTGCTGTTGGCAACTATGCGCTTGATGCACTCACGACAGGCATCAACAATGTTGGAATTGGATCAAATGCTGCGAGTGCAGTCACGACAGGCTCTGGCAATTTTGCAATGGGAACAAATGCCCTAAAGGTTGCAACCACGGTCAGCGACAATGTTGCAATTGGATTCAATGCTTTACAAGCCAAATCCACAAGCGGTGATGGAAATCTTGCCATTGGCACATCTGCCATGTACAGAAATCTTACGAGTGCTCAATGCGTTGGATTAGGTTATCAGGCATTGTTTAATGCCACGAGTGGTGATGCCAATGTAGCCATTGGCTATAATGCAATGGTGACATCAACCACATCTCAATACAATACAGCCGTTGGCTTTTCTGGGTTGAACAAAACAACAACAGGCAACGAAAATACAGCGGTTGGTGGTAATGCATTATTTACGAATACCGTTGGTATTGCTAATACTGGTGTTGGAGTCAATGCTCTTTATAATAGTACTGGATCATCGCATTACAACACAGCAATAGGTTGGCAGGCTGGATATTACACGGATTTGGGTGCAACTCTTTCTGCAGCAACCAAATCTATTTTTATTGGTTATAATTGCAGAGGATACACCGTTGGAAGCACCAACGAAATTGTCATAGGCACAGAAGCCGTTGGTCTCGGATCTAATACGGCAGTGATTGGAGCAACTTTACAAAGTTCTGCCACCATCTACGGATTGGTACGTGCTCCTGGTGGTATTTCTGCAGCAGGAGCAACATTCTCTGGCGTAGTGAAGACGAGTGCAGGCGTTCTCACAGATAGCGTTGTGCCTCTTCTTGGTGCTGGAAGTGCAGGAACTCTTTATATAAATGCAAATGCTGGCGGCGGCGGCGGAGGATCCATCACCAATATTGGAGATTGGACTACAGATAGTAGTGGAACTTACATAATTGTAGATGATACTAATGAAGCAGTAACAATTTCTGCTGCTGGATCAATAGAACTCAACAGTGCAGTAAACATCTTAGGAACAGGATCGTTTGGAAACACAGTCACGGTAACTACTGGCGGCGCAGTGTTGGAATGGGACGGTCTTGGAGTTGCACCGATAGTTTTTACTGTTGCGAATACAAACACTAGTGCAAATAATATATTATTTAATGCAGCAGGTGGCGCAACATTTGCTGCTGATATAGCCGTCAATGGTGTTCGTGTTGGTCGTGGTGCAGGTAGTGTGGCAACAAACACGGTGCTTGGCGCAGGTGCTGGAGTAGCAGGAACCACTGGAGCAAACAATACTTTTGTCGGATCTGCGGCAGGTGATGCCGTCACCACAGGCTCACGAAACATTGCTATTGGATCAAATGCGTTAGGTGCAGGTGTCACAACTGATTATTGTGTTGCAGTTGGCTATAATGCTCTTCTGTTAAACAGAGGCAATTATAATGTTGCTATTGGTGATTCTGCATTAGATGCTAGCACCACGGGGTTTAGTAATCTTGCTATTGGAAATGATGCTTTGGGCTCATTAAACTCTGGTTCGTACAACATGGCACTTGGTTCTTCTTTACGAGCAGTAACAACTGGTCAAAATAATGTTGCAGTAGGACAATCAGCAGCAGTAAATATAACAACTGGAGTTAGCAATATTGCTATTGGAACATTTGCTTTATATTATGCAAATACATCTTCGAGTAGTAACACTGCAATCGGAAATCAAGCAGGTGGTGCTGGTGCTGCTTCTGCAACCGTTCAAAATAATAATACATTTATTGGTGCGTCATCAGCACGAAGCATTACAACAGGCAGTCAGAATGTTGGAATCGGAATGGAATCAATTTACGGTATTACTAGTTCTTCTAATAACACAGCACTCGGATATCAGGCTGGCAGATACACAGCCAATGGCACAACCGAACTGACCGTTACTGCTAACTCTCTATATCTTGGATACGGAGTTCGTGGATCTACTAATTCTGTAACCAACGAAACGGCTATTGGTTATCAAGCCATTGGTCTTGGCTCCAACACAACCGCAATTGGAAATTCAAGCACTCTCTCCAATCGCATCTTTGGAGTTGCGTCAACTGGTCAGGTAGCACCAACCATTGCAAGTGGAACCACACTTGCTCCAACAACTTCGGTTGTGTTTATTAGTGGAACCGCAGCCATTGCCACAATTACGGCTCCGTCGTTGATTGCAACTACTGGCGGTCAGATTACGCTGATACCAACTGGTCTATTCACAACAACAGCTGTCGTGGGAGGAAACATTGCGCTGGCAAGCACGGCTGTTGTGAGCAAGGCTTTGATTATGACATATGACGCAACTACCACAAAGTGGTATCCGTCCTACTAAACGCCTATATAATAGTATGAGTACAGAATATACACCAGAAGATACAGCGGGTCACATTCGAGGATTACAGGATGTGGCAGATCTAATTCAGATCATTATTGCAGGAAACTATCCTGCGAATACTATTAATCCTGAATCACCTACCGCTCTTATGGGGCGACAGACTGGACACATTCGCATCATGCTTGCGATGCCGCATATTCAAGCATCGGGTGTGGATCTTGCACCGTTTGAAACCGCTGCTGATGACGGCGAAACTTGGGTAAATTCTCAATAATTTTTACTTGACTTTTCCTTTTCCTGGGGTATATTTGATTTAGTGTTTGCTAGACATTAAACCAACCAAAGGAAAATACTATGAATCGTGAAGATCTGCTCAATATCCATGAAAACCTTACTCGTCGTGCTCGTGAACTGATGGACAAGAAAAATCGTGACTATGCTGGTCGTGGAGGCACAGAACCCTTCGCAAACTTTACTCGTGTCGAGTCTATGGGTATTTGCTCAACAGAACTTGGAATGTTGGTGCGAATCACAGATAAATTGAGTCGTCTTTCTTCGTTTGCAGAAAGCGGTAAACTTGCAGTGGAAAATGAATCATTTGAAGACACAATTATTGATGTGATTAATTACATGGTTCTGTTTTATGCTTACCTGCAAGACAAGACAAATAAATCAAATGCAGAGTATAATTCCACACAATTAGTGCCTCAAGAATTATTAAACGAAGCAGTAAAGAAATTCAACCGAGAATATCAAATGGAAATTGAAAAAAGTATTAATGATAATGCCACTATGTTCGGAGATGTACGCCTTCCAACTACCATTTATAAATGAGTGAATTCTATACATCGGTTCATCTTGTCGGAAACGACATTAAAGAAATCTATTATTGTAACGGAAAGCGAAGCACAAGAACTATTCGATTCCAGCCTACACTATTCACACCTTCTCTGAAGCGTGACGTAGAGTGGCATACACTAGAAGGAATTCCTCTGGAAGCGTATAAACCTGGAGATGTGGCTGACTGTAGAGAAGTGTTTACCACATACGAAAATGTTGAGAACTTTCAGATATACGGCAACGAAGATTATGTTGCCCAGTATATTGCGGAACGATACTCTGGAGAAATTCCTTATAATTATGCAGACCTGCGTGTTGCATTTCTAGACATTGAAACCGAATGTGAAGACGGATTTCCTTCTCTAACCGAATACAATGAGCGAGTCAGTGCCATTACCGTGGAGATGGACGGTGTTCGCCATTCGTTTGCTATTCACGACTTCAGTATTCCTGATGTGGAATGCCATGTGTTTGGGGACGAGCAAGACATGCTTGAAAGTTTTGTAGAATACTGGGAACAGAATTATCCTGATATCGTGACTGGCTGGAACATCAGATTCTTTGATATTCCGTATCTCTATGGTCGCATTGCCAAGATCATAGACCAAAAGACTGCAAAGCGATTGTCTCCGTTTCGTCAAGTGCGTGAGCGAGTAATTAATCGCAAGGGCAAGGATCATAATGTATACGACTTGGTTGGTGTTGCCACCATGGATTACTATGAGTTGTACATTAAATTCACGTACACGAATCAAGAGTCGTACAGCCTGAACAACATTGCCAGCGTGGAACTGGGAGAAGCCAAGACCAATTACGAAGAGTATGATGGCATCAAGGACTTCTACACCAAGGACTGGCAGAAGTTCATGGAGTACAACAATCAAGACGTTGTGTTGGTGCAGCGACTGGACAAGAAGTTGAAATTAATGGAACTGGTTGTGGCAATGGCATACAACGCCAAGGTTAATTTCATGGACATCTTTTCTCAGGTTAAGACTTGGGACTCTATTATCTACCACCATCTGAACGATAAAAAGATTGCAATTCCTCTAAAGGTTTCAGGAGAAGAACAAGACACCCAGTTTCAGGGAGCGTATGTTAAAGAACCTATGGTTGGTCTGCACGAATGGGTAGTGGCATTCGATTTGGACAGTCTGTATCCTCACTTAATTATTAATTATAATATGTCTCCAGAGACCAAGCACAAGATGGGCAAACGAAATACACTGAAGCCTGAAGACATTCTACACCCAGAATCCTATGATGCACAAACAAATTTTATTCGTCTAGAGGATCATCAGAAGTTTGCCAAAGAAAATAACATTGCTATTACTTCTAATGGCATCTACTTTAAACGAGAGAAGCAAGGCTTTCTTCCTGAACTAATGGAAACCATGTATTCGGAACGAAAGATGTACAAGGAAAAGATGTTGGACTGCAAGGCAGAACTTAAAAGTCTGCCTAGTACGGCAACCAAGAAGGAACGAGAACTTCTAGAGTACAAGATCTCCAAGTATAATAATTTTCAGTTGTGTCGCAAGATTCAACTTAACTCCGCTTACGGTGCCATTGGAAACCGATGGTTCCGCTACTACGATCTAGATATCGCAGAAGCAATCACCATTTCTGGGCAGTTAAGTATTCGTTGGATCGAGAAAGCCTTGAACGAGTTTGTGAATAAGATGGTTGGTACCACAGGAAAAGACTATGTGGCAGCATCAGATACTGATTCCATCTATCTGTGTCTTGATAAAGTGGTGCAGAAGGTATTTGCTGGCAAGATGCCGTCTCAAGAACGAATTGCCGAGGTAATACAAAAGATTTGCGAAGACAAGATTGAACCTTATATTGAAGCCAAGTATCAAGAACTTGCCAATACCATGAATGCCTACAAGCAAAAGATGCACATGAAGCGAGAGTCTATTTCCACCAAAGGTATTTGGACTGCCAAGAAACGATACATGCTGAACAATATCATGGGCGAAGACGGAGTATTATTAAAGATTCCTGAACTAAAGATTGTTGGTATTGAGACGGCAAGGAGTTCTACACCACTAATGGTGCGTACAGCACTGAAGACTGCTATTAGTATTGTTATGAATAAGACGGAATTTGACGTTCAAGAATTTGCAGAAGATTTCAGGAATAAATTTAATAAGGCTTCCATACAGGATATTGCGTTTCCTCGTAGCGTGTCTGGTCTAGATCGATACGAATGTACTACGGCAGTGTATAAGAAGGGAACTCCTATTGCGGTGAAGGCATCCCTATTATTTAATGATTATTTACAAAAGAATAATCTAGAGAAGAAATATAGAAAAATTGCTGAGGCAGATAAAATTAAATTTATTTACTTGAAGGAACCTAATCCGTTCTCTATAGTGAGCGGAAAAGAACAAGTAATTGCATTCATGCAACACATTCCCAAGGAACTCCACCTAGATAATTATGTGAACCGAGACCTACAATTCGAGAAATCTTTCAAAGATCCCTTGACAAGGATTCTAGATGTGATACAATGGAGTGTAGAGAAAATTAGTACCTTGGAGAGTTGTTTCGAATGATAACGATGGAATTTATTTGTGTAACAATTCTTTTTGTATTATTTGTCTGTTTGACTATTGTTGGTTTTTGTGAAACGGTTGAAGAATTTAAAAATAAAAGTAAAGGAAAAAAATGAGCTTTTTGAATGATATTATTAAAAATTCAGGTAATGAATACGCTTGCACAGTGGAAGATGGTATTGACGGCAGTGATGTTAAGGGTTTTATTGATACAGGCAGTTACGCATTTAATGCTTTGGTGAGCGGTTCCCTCTATGGCGGAATCCCCAACAACAAGATCATTGCTTTGGCTGGCGAGTCTGCCACAGGCAAGACCTACTTTGCTATCGGCATGGTGAAGCGATTCCTAGAGAACAATAAAGATGCTGTGGTTCTTTACTTTGACACAGAACAAGCCGTGACTTCAGATATGTTTATCAGTCGTGGTATTGACTCTAAGCGTGTGGCTATCTTTCCTGTAGCGACTGTGGAAGAGTTTCGCAAGCAACTCATTACTATTGCAGACAAGTACCTAGAGCAAGATATCGCCAAGCGAAAGCCTATGATGGTTGTGTTAGATTCTCTGGGAATGTTGTCTACAAGCAAGGAAATCAACGACACAACAGAAGGCAAGGAAGTCCGAGACATGACTCGTGCTCAAGTTATCAAGAGCACATTCCGTGTGCTTACCCTGAAACTGGGTAAGGCAGGAATTCCTCTTATCATGACTAATCACACCTATGATGTTATTGGATCCTATGTTCCAACCAAGGAAATGGGTGGAGGTTCAGGTCTCAAGTATGCTGCATCCACCATTGTATTCTTGTCAAAGAAGAAGGACAAGGATTCAGAAGGTCAGGTTATTGGCAACATTATTCACTGTAAATTATACAAGAGTCGTTTGACCAAAGAGAATCAAATGATTGATGTTCGATTGAATTACGACAGCGGCTTAAATCTTTATTACGGATTACTTGACTTAGCTCTAAAGCATGGTATATTTAAGAAGGTCTCAACTCGCATTGAACTTCCTAACGGAGACAAGACTTTCGAGAAGACCATTAACGATGATCCAGAGAAGTTTTTTACCCCAGACGTAATGACGCAACTAGAACTTGCAGCAGCAAAAGAATTTAAATACGGTCAATAAAATATGAAAACATTAGTATATCTCGGTTGTAATACAGGATTTGGTTTAAATAAATTATTAAATAAATTTAGTTTTGATAAATTAATTTTAGTAGAAGCAAATCCTGTAGCATTTAATCATTTACAAAATAATTTTAAAAATTTACCAAATGCAATTTTTGTTAATAAATGTATAGTAGCTGATAAAAATATAGAAACTACAAAATTTTATAGAACTAAAAATTTAGTTTCATCTTCAGCACTAAAACCAGCAACACACAATGGTTTTCATGATTACGGAGGTGTTGTAGATGTAGTTGATTTAGAAACAATATATTTACCAAATTTATTAGAAATGTATGATGTAGATCATATTAATTTTTATGTTAGTGATATACAAGGAAATGATTTTTCTGTATTAAAAACTATAAATAACTTTATTGACGAACAAAAAATAGATGAAATGTTTATGGAAACCTATAATTCGTCACATATTGCATACGACAATAGCAATAATCAATTTAATAATTATTATAATTTATTAAAGACTAATTATAAAGTAGATTATTATTCTGCAGATGGTACTGTATATAATACAGTTCATGATATTACTAAATTTTTAATGAATGATGCTGCAGGAGAATTAGATGTTCATTGGAGTTCGAATAAACTAAGCACTATTAATTATTTCTGGAATTAAAATATGAAAGATTTTGAGCATGTCCTTTTAGAAGGACTTCTCTTTCGAGAAGACTTCTACAAGAAAGTTATTCCATTCATTAGTTTGGAATACTTTCATCGAAACCCAGTGCAGATGTTGTACACCTGCATTCATGACTTTGTTATTCAGTATAACAGTTGTCCTTCAAAAGAGGCAATCAGTATCTGTCTAGAAAAGCATAAGGGTATCAGTCAGGCAGACTATGATATCTGCATTGAGATGCTGGAGTCGTTTCAGAAAGAAGAAGCAGACAAGCACAACATCGATTGGTTGGTGGAAGAAACCGAGAAGTTTTGTAAGGAGAAGGCTCTCTACAACGGCATCATGGAATCTATTCACATCATTGACGGCAAGAGCAAGGAGAAGACCAAGACGGCTATTCCTGACATCTTGAGCAAGGCTTTGTCTGTGTCTTTTGATACTCATATCGGACACGATTATCTAGAGGATACGGAACTTCGATACGATTTCTATCACAAGGTAGAGCAACGAGTTCCGTTTGACCTAGAGTACTTGAACACAATTACCGCAGGTGGTACACCAAACAAGACTCTCAATATTGTTATGGCTGGAACTGGAGTAGGTAAGTCTTTGTTCTTGTGTCATCATGCGGCTAACTGTATTTCGCAAGGCAAGAATGTTCTCTACATTACTTGTGAAATGGCAGAAGAAAGAATTGCAGAGCGCATCGACGCAAATCTGTTGGATACCACTCTAGATTCTCTACGTGATCTCAGCAAAGAAGTCTACGACAAAAGAATCAATAACATGAAGCAAACAGTCAAGGGTAAACTTATCATTAAAGAGTATCCTACTGCAAGTTCCAGTGTGAATCATTTCCGTGTGCTGTTGGATGAGTTGTGGCTCAAGAAGAAGTTCAAGCCTGATGTAATTTTTATAGATTATTTAAATATCTGTGCATCATCTAGAATGAAGCAGGGTACGAATGTAAACTCATACACCTACATCAAAGCTATTGCAGAAGAACTACGAGGATTAGCCACAGAACGAAACGTTCCTATCTGGTCAGCCACACAGGTTAATCGTGTTGGGTTTGGTAATTCAGATTTTGGTTTGGAAGATACGAGTGAATCGTTTGGT